TCTGTGCGCCCGTGCCAGGCGCGGGAAAGCCACGCTGGGCGTTGGCGCCAACAGACGGTTCGGTGTAGGTAAGTGCGAGTTTAAAAACCATAGTCCAGTTCCCTTATAGGGATTACCAGTTCGGGGCGCCAAAGCTGGAACCATAGCCGCCACCGCCCGGATAGGACAGGTTGGGCGACACGCCCGCGCCGGTCACAGGTGACGTGGCGACGGCAAGGCTGTTTCCGAACCCGGACGAAATCGCCTGTACCACGCCAGTGGTATTGGCGTTACGCGAGACAAGAGCGGAGATGGTCGCCAGGCCAATGATGGCCAGGGCGATGGTAACAGCGGCTTCGGTCAACTGGGTCATGATATCCTCTTAAAACAGCGGCTTTGTCAGCCAGTCAAAAAAGTTGGGAATGGTAGGCAAATCAACCGGCGACGAAAACGTGTTCGCCCCCAGATTACCATTTGTCGCGGAAGTTGCAACAGGATCGACAGCCGCCCGAATAACCCGTGTAAGCGCATCCGTGCTGGCGCTGATCACCTGCGGTGTCTGTGACTTGCGCGACACGATGACGGAAAGAATGGTCAATCCGATGATCGCCGTAGCGACAGATATGATCGCCTTGAAAGCGTCATTCATTGGGGTACCTCCCCAGGCGAAAGAAAGCTTTGTCCGGCAAAGTCGCTGGACGAAAATGGTGACATGGAAAGACGGGCAACAGCATCACTGAAAATATCGCCAGACTTTTCAGTGCTTGCGCCAGTGCTACCGGCAGGCACAGCCGCAGGCGGTTTTTGCCAGGTGTTCTGGAAGCCTGCAATAATCTGTTGATAATTGCGCAGCACGATCACCACCAGCACCAGCGCCAGGATACCGCGAGATACAGGTTTCAGGCCGGGAATAAAACCTACAGCACCGATAGCAAAAATTGCAGCCGCCCATGTCACAAAGGCGGGGATATCCTCATACAGCGCTGTAAACAGCGATCCCTGACTGTTGCGGAACGCCGCCACAATCAGAATGGCTCCGATGGCGATCAGGACCAAAATCATCCGCCGAACCCGAAATAGGCCAGCGCACTATCCTTGGCGATACCACCAACATCTTCAAAGATGCTGCTACCGCCATCAGACTTGGACTGTGTTTGGGTCTGCGATGACGGCAGCGGCGCGGATGTACCACCCCACAGGACGTTCGCATAAATTCTAAGCCGGTCCCGCGCTGCCAGGAACAGCACGAAACCGGCCAGAAGTGCAGTGGCGATGATAGCCGACTGGTTCACGATACAAAGCCTCCAACCTGGAAGGCTTACAGCCCCAGCATATTCGCGGGCTGCGGGAAATACGGACGCAGCAAATAGCCGATGGCCAGCGCCACGAAAATGATAAGCCAGGAATTCGACATGTTAACCTCCAATGGAAAGCGTGCGAAAGCGATGCAGGATGACAGCCCAAATAGCCGCAAAAATCAAGATAAAACCTACCAACAGGAACAGGTGCCACAGGTCCAGATCGCCGACAAACGGCGCCTTGAGCATTTCAATGAGACGGTCGAAAGTGTCAGCCATAACAAGGTTCTCCTATAAAAAGGGCGCCGGAGTGACCCAGCGCCCTTTCAGTGACCATCCTGGCGTTATCAACCGCCGCCGGTCGGGATAGAACCACCCTGGTTGACCAGGCCGATGATGCCGAACGCTTCCCAGCCATAACCGAAGAACGCGGCGCTGCCGCCGACACTGGACGGCTGAATGTTCAGCACCATGTTACCATATTGGTTCGTGTCAATGGGACGATCCCGGAAGTCCATGTAATACATGGCAGGCGGGAAATCGTCGCCCAGCACATTGCGGCACATAAGCCCCAGCATCTTCGGGTCCAGGTTCTGGATGTTGGTGAAGTTGGCCGACGTAAGCTGGATGCTGGTTAGATCGGTGCCATTCACATTCAGTGTACCGTTGTTGTTGTAATAGAACGTCACGCTTTCATAGGTGCGGGCGTTCGTAAATGGCGCACCATTCAACTGATTGGCGATAGGCAGCGTGGACGCGCTGTTGTTCAGCAGATAGGCAGTACCCAGGTCCAGTTCCGGCAGGATCGGAACACCGCCCATGCGCGGCAACTGATCCAGATAGTTCTGGTAAACCGTCATGGTCAGGTTCGACAGAGACGCCAGATCGGAACCACCGGACTGATACATCGCTAGCGACGGATCGGCGGTCGAGGACACAAACATGTTCGGGTTGAGCGTAATCTGCACCTGCGCAGTCGCCTGCGTCACGTCCGCAAAGATGGAACCGCGCAGATCAGTGTCGTTCTTGACAAAAGGAATTTCCAGGAAGAAATCAATCTCGCTGGACGCGTCCTTGGCAATGGTGGCAGGCGCATACATGATGCGGGTATTCTTGTTGCCATAGGCCAGTGGCGTATCGGTGGTATAGGCTGCGCCGAAAACACCACGGCGCTTGGCCGACGCAACAGCCGTCAGATGCCAGCCAGTCGTGTTGATGCGCTGATTGTTGCCCAGGTCAAAGAACGTGACGTTGGAAATGAAATTCGCCAGGCCAAAACCGGGATTGGCATTCGCAGCCTGATTGCCGGTCAGATACTGCGTCGAGGTAGAGCCTGCCGTGACAGTCGCCTTGAAGTAAACCACCAGGCGTTTCACCAGACCAACGTTGCGAATGTAGAAGGTGATGACAGAGCCGGGTGCGGGGCTGGCGGGCAGCGCCGCATTGATCGGCTGCCACATGTTGATCGCGGGCGGCTGGTACTGACCACCGACTATGCCACCGCGCAGGATGAGAGTGCGGGCGGCGGCATTGGCGGCAACGATATCGGCCTGAGTACGCTGGCGTGGAGCAGGAGTAGCCATTGGGAAATTCCTCGTCTTACTTTCCAGAGGGGTTAGGCCGAAGCGTCGGCGGGCGGTTCCGGCATAATGATATGCAACAGAATGAGAGCGAACGCGGTCATGAGAACAACCACGATCCAGTTATAAGGGTTTTTCAGAATGTCCCAGTTGATGAGTTCGGGCACGTTCAATAGTTCCCGTCATTGCCGTTGCCGCCCAGCGGCGTTCCGGCTTTCTTCACCACCTGCCAGATCAGCCCCAGCACAAACCAGCCCAGCACCGCCATGACTGGGATGGTGATAAGGTTCGGCAGATTGAAGCTGATATAAGTGCGGTCCATGTTGGTCTATCCGAAAAAAGAATACGAATAAGGCGCAACGTTCCGCAACGTTGTCGCGATATTGTCCGGGGGCGGGCATGGTGTCAAGTGGAAAAGATGGTTTTGTTTGGCGTCATACCACCAGCAATGATGAGGCGGCAAAGGCTGCTCCACCGCCGCGCCTGAGGTAAACTCCTGAATAATCTTGTAATCCCGCTTGTCCTTGACCCGGAAAACCGCCGTGTAATTGGCCTCCGAAAACACCTCCCGGTCGCAATCTACCGGGCGTTGGGTACATGCAATAACCGGAATACGCTTGGACCGTCCCTGGCGGAGTACAGCCTTGAACGCCTCCTTTTTCGGGATCAGGGAAACCTCATCGCAAAAGATACCCACGTTTCCTTTTTCCCAAACCTTCCACAGCCATTCCTCCAAAGCATCCTCATCGCGCGGAGAAACATCCAGACGATACAGCCCCTTTTTCTTGGGCACGATCCCAAAACCAATCGGACGCATGGGCGGATCGCCTACCTTGTCCCACAAAATTTCCTGCTTGAAGTCCAGACATACCCAAGGGCGTTCATTGAAACGCTGTAACGACAGCAGCCACGCGCCGAACACCGTCTTGCCCGTGCCCGTCATCCCGATGACACAGGTTCGGTCGGCGCCGCCAGGGAGGATGAATTTGGACATTATTAATGATCGTATTCCGGCATGATCGGCTGCATATGATAAGCCTGTTCCAGCGGCGAGCCAGGCGGCGGAGCACCTTCCACATTCTGCACGGTCTGCGGAGCCTGCATCGGCTGACGCTGCACCTGACGCGGCGCGCGACGATTATTTGACAACGCCACCACACGCGGCACATAGATCATCGCGGAGACGCCCGCAAAAGCAATCCAGTCCATCGCCTTTTGCGTGGTCTGTACAGAGTAATGGCGCATGACATTCTGCGCCGCTTTCATGAATTGCTGACCCTCATCCATCCCCATAGCGAGTTCAGGGATACCGGTCTTTTCCGCCAGCAGAATATGAGCGCCGACAAACAGACCGGTGATAGACGAAAGGTCTAGAGCCACCTTGCCTTTGGACGCGCCGGAGGCGGCGCTTCCGGCGTTTCCGCTGCCTGGGGGC